TTTGTCATCCTGCTCCTGTAAATCAGCAATAGCCTGTCTCAATCCTCGCTCCCATATTGGGATACGTTGGTCGTTCATAAGGAATGGTTCGGCTTGTAATAGGGTTCCGTATAAATAAACGTCAGGTGCGTTAAGTATAATCCAATTAGTTGTAGTGCTGTCACTAAGAGAGTCAAACTTTTTATAATAGGTCATTACATAGTCGTATGCGCTGTCTGGGGTAGGTCCAAAATAAATCTTGTCGCCAATAATACTGTACGCACTTGGCTTACCAGAAGAACTACCCGCCCAAATCCTATACAACATCTCTGGAGTCATGTACTGAACAGAGGTAATCGGGCTTGTATCTAAATGTATTTCCCGCATCTGGACATATCCAGTAGGTAGATCATACGATTTTGTTCCCGACACTGTAGCAGAAGTCGTAATGTTCTCCATCGCCCTAAGACGCAATACTCTATTAAACACAGCCTCGTTCAGTGCAATAAACTCCGGTATCCGGTCAGACAGATCATCTCTGTCCAACCAGTTAGCCACAGCCGTCTGAAGAGTTGAGTACGAATTAATAGCCATTAACTATTCTTGCTCTTAAACCAGACAGAGTTGTTAATAATAGGCTTCTGATTGTTGCCTGAAAACGTAGGTTGATATAACCACATGATTAAATCCTCGTAGGTGTAGTCCTGAAATATTTGTTATCAGGATCATTCAAATATTTTGCCAGTAGTTTGTTATCTTTCTTGATTGCGTCATCTGTTTCTCTGCACCACTGTTCCCAGACATTAGTAGGAATTGATGCTACGGTTACTCCGTCATCAGTTCCCATTCCTGACGCTTTACCAAATGTAAGTTTGTCGCCATAGTTATTAAAGTTAAGTTTGTTCCTTTCAATAATAGGCTGTACATCTTGGTAAGTATTAATTGTCGCAGTACCGTCACGATTAATATCCAGTTTCCAAGGACGAGAATCTGGAGAGTCGAAGTTCCATCCCGACGAATTCATAACGGCATTGAACCTCTATCTTCTGTAATTTTTTTAAATTTATTATGCACATTCTTTGCATGAAGTTTAGCATCTACAGGCTTCTTGTCAGTGCTGACAGATTTTTCAGCCTTTAATGCTTTTTTAAGTTCTTTCTTAGTTACCATTACATCTTTCTCCCGAAACCAAAATGTTATAATCCACTTGTCTCCGTTTTCTGGAGGTAGTCCCATATGCAATGATGCAGGATGCGGAACCTTGTTTTCATCAAGGCTACCAAACATAAGAATCCTGCCCTGCTTTGCTTGTATTGCAAGTCCCAGAACAGGAAAAACTGTACCACCACCATCTTGTACATCATTTAAGTACGCAACAATAGTGGCACAGCGATTCCCACCTTCTTTTATCTTTGAAGATTCTGGCATCTCTTCCATTTCATCAGGAAGAAACGCATCGTAGTGAGGTTTATACTCCTGACCCGGCTGATACCTTTGAATACTCAGAGGTTCCAACCGGGTAGGAGGTAGACCGCACATACCGGACAACGCTTCAATAACACCGTCTAACACATTATTGTCACCGTAATTAAAGAAAGCACCTTTGCTGGTTCTTACTTTATCTTGGATATACTTACCATCACGGTTTATTAGATTATCACCAAGCCCTTTATTTTCGGCAAGGTTGATTATGTGTTCACATAAATCAGGTGAAAGCACATTATCTTCAACAACAATCGTAGGAGTGTTATTGTATTTTATCATTAAGCGTCTTTTACTCCGATAACTGCCGCATTAGCCAGACCATTCTTCGCACGAAGACCGTATTCAGCAATCATCAACTGCTTAATGCTGTCACCAGTCTTGGCAAGAGTTTCGGTCTGGAAAGGCCGCAGGTAGTCGATTGACCAGAAATCATAGTCAAAGAAATACAACTGATTAGACAGACACAGACGGCTAGGTACAATCTTCAGCGTACCAAAGTCAGTCACCAGAACATCAATGGCGTTGACAGCGGTAGCAGGAGCCGCACCCGGCGCTTCTTTTCTGAGATCAGCGATAACCGAGCCACCAAGCGAACTAATTTTCTGCTTGAGGGAAGCATCACACATAAGATCGGTAGGTTCACCACCGTTAGTAAAGCAACGCTCCATGGCGAGGTTAATCATTGCCATCGTCAGAACTACATCAGAACCCGAAGGGCTTGCGACAGTCGTTCCATCTGGACCCACTGCCGGAGAACTACCACCATTATTCACGATGCCGACAACAGGAGAAGCCGAGCCGTCAACAATATTGGAGGTAGAAGTAGATGTAGTGCCTAACCAAGACATAACAGCCGCAGATTTACGAGCGGTAGTTGCATCACCAGCGACTTTTAGGTCTTCAGACAGTAGCATCTTTTCCATATCACGCTTAATTTCTTTTGCGCGTTTGGCTAACTGGTAAGCCTGAGATGACTTGCGGCCCGCAAAATCCACCGCTTCTGCCGTCCCACTCGTTTGCACTGCTTTGTAACTTATTTGTGCATAATTCGTCAAGCGGCGCGGCTCTGAAACGGCAAGTGCGCTCATACTATCGTTGCCTTCAATCTGCTGGTTAGCGGCGGCGGCAGTAAGTTCATCAGTCTGCCATTCAAATAACGTGTTGTCACACGACCCTTTGCCCACACTGGACATAAACGGCGTGTCCATAGGGCTAATATTATAAATGATATTACTTAGGTCTTCCCTAATGCCAACGGCACTATAGGTAGTCCTAGTATTTGTTGCGATTGCCATAAAATGACTCCTTTATTATAGTTCTACGAAATCTTCAAACAGACTTGCGGCATCTTCCGCCTTTCCGGTCTGCTGTAGACGTTTCATTTGTTTGGCACGTTTTGCTTTATCAGTATCAGCCTTGGTTACTTTAGCCTTGCTCCGCACTACTTTAGGTTTGTTTTTAACTTTCTTAGACCTAACCGTGTTTTGCTTTCTCTGCATATCTTCATATGCTTTGGCTTGCATAAGTACAATGATTGACCTGTGATCGACAAGTTGACTTAACTCTTCCTGAGTATATCCTTTGCTTAGAGCGAATTCCGATACGGCTTTAGCCATTGCTTGCCGTTTGTCGTCTTCTGCCCATTGCGGGATAAGTCTCACCATTTTCCGATGCTCTTCCTGAACAATGCGTTGATGTTCTTGCTGAGCCTCTGCTTGCGATTCTTCCTGTGCTTTTGTTTGGGCTTGCTGTAGAGACTGAATCTGGTCTTGAGCCTGACGATATTCATCACGCTTGGTTAGATATTCCTCTCTATCTTCCATCTTAAGCCTTTCCCAATCAACATTCTGGAATTGCGCTAAATGTGAATAGTTAGTTTCGATTGCTTGTGCGACAGCACTAACGTACTGATCTCTGGCTTGCTGAGTCTGAGCAATTTCGCTCTGATAGTTTTCTACTACCTGATCTATCTGCTTTCGATATTCTGCAAGTTGTTGAGTTTTCCTTGTGTAATCCGCTTGTCGGGAGTAGCCTTTGACGAGTTCTTCTTCCGTGACTTCATGTTCCTCTCCGTCTACTGTTACAGTATAGAGAGTTGTCTCTTCCGAGTCGTCTTCAACTTCTTCTTCATCGGATTCCTCAGATTCATCATCCTCAGAAATTTCTTCTTCGGTTTCTTCAACCTCTTCTTCAATTTCATCAGTTGTTTCCTCTAAAGCGTCTTCAGTTGTTTCTTCAGACGGCGATGCCTCCTCTTTCTCTTCCGGTTCCTCTAACGAGTCCATGAGTCCGAGTATTGCATCTTGGGCTTCGGATATACTACCCGGTTGTTTGGGTAGTTCACCTGCTAGTTGTGGGGCTGTTTGCGTATCCACCATAATAATCTCCTATATGTGATATTCCTTAAGTTTCTTCGCCATATCTCCTGTTTCCACAATAGAAGTTATATGTAAACGTATCCGCTCAAGGAGTCTTAATGACAACCAGATTTGTTCTCTGGCCTCTACTTCACTGACTCCCGAAGAGTTCCAAGAGTTCAGCAAATTTTTTTCTAGCGTTTCAAACGCTTCGTTGAACAACTTATCTGAGAGGAGGCGTCTAGCGTGTTCCTCTCTTATTTCATTACTCATTATAAATATCCGTATCGTTTGGGGTAAGATGGGTACATCAAGCCTAAAGGTATACCTTCTCCGTGAAATTTAGCCAAAGGCGATTTTTCTGGAATATAAACTTCTATTCCTCTACCTCTGGCAAGTCCTATAAGATACTCCATATTTGGTCTTTGGTAAGCAAATTCGGATGTATACGATGGATCGCCGGGAGTAGGCTCTATATCAGCCATGTCCACTCCCCATATACCTATTTTATTGGCTCCTTCTAAAAGAGCCATTCCCATCAAATAAGATATGGATGAGTTAAAGTAATCAAACCCAAGGTTTTCTACAACCTTTTCTATTGGATATCGTATAGCGTTAGGTATATCTTTATATGCTTCTTGCATATACAAAACAGGAAGTGATTTAAGCCTGTCTTCGTAACCATCTCTTCTGTGCGCCTCTGGTTTTCTCAAGAGGTCAAGAGGATGTATTTCAAAATACCTATCAAAGAAAGGCCACCTTCCTTCATCCCAAGGTAATCCCCAAATTTCACCATCAAAATTATCTACTTCAGATGTATCATGTGGAGCCATACCGCAGATGGCAATGTTCATATTTATCCTATAGCAATGGGTCTATTTTGTTCTGCTTCAAGTTGTAATTCTGCGCTCTTTAGTTGCGCCTCGACTGCCGCTTCTGCGGCATCCTGCTGAAGCCTCTGTTGTTTTAACTGTAGGTCAGCGGCTTTGATCTGAAGTTCCTGCTGTTTAATCTGCATCTCCATCATTTTTTCCTGCTCTGCTGGATCAGGCTGTGGAGGAGCCATATCCGGGTTGGTCAGGAAATCATCAATATTCTGGAAGCCCATATTCTTTATGAGTGCGGCTCCCATGTTATACAGGTTCTTTTCACTAACAATGTTAAGTCCACCGCGCATTGCATCGCCAGCAAACTGTAACATGGTAGTCAGGTGCATTAACTGTTGGTCACGATTACCATTACCTATTCCTACGGCAACTGTGCAGTCCATTTTGTCACGCCACATATCAGGACGGATAGGAACCCACTTGTTGCGTAGTTTGACTATACGTTCTTTATCTTGGTTTTTAAGGACAAGTTCGTAAATACAATTCATCAAATCTCTTACACCAGTTTCGGCAAAGCATCGTGCTATTAACTCTACTCTGGATTGAGCGGCTGTCATTGTAGCGTTCACTGCGGTAGCCGTAGTGTGAGAGGTTAGTGCATTGTCATTAAGACCTTGACTGTATTTGTTTACGCCTGATCGTGACTCTCTCTGTTGGTCAAGGTATCCTAACATCTGGAATGATGATGCTTCAAGAGGAGGCGTAGCCAACGGCATAATAGCGTTGGGAGATTTAACTCTTACCACACCGCCCGGTCTTTGGGATAGCAAATCATCTAGGTTCGCTTGACCTTCAAGGACTGCATATCTTCCAAAGTTCATGTTGTACATATTGTCCATGAGGTTCCGCATCAGCGTACTCTTAATGAGTTGCAAGTCCATGATAAGGTCTGCAATAGACAAACCAAAGAACTTATGCGGAATCTTTACTGGAGTAATACTGACAAACGGAACCTTGTCAATAGGATCGTTAGCAAGAATCTTACTGCCTACTGAGCAAATCTTTCTGAGTTCGGCAATACCATCGCCATCGTAATCTGTTTTAATGAAGGACTCATGTAACCAGTATGTCTGCAAAGCCTCATCATCATTTGGGGAACCCCAGCCACCAAAGTAATCAGCAGACTTATCAAACTCATAACGGCTAAGTCTTTCGGAAGAGAAAGCCGCCATATCGTCATCACCACCACCCATCTCTCTAGGGTCGAGGTCTTCATCAGGATACATAAGACGTAACTCTGACAAAGTTTTTCTGACACGGTGGCAAACAAACCGAGCATCTTTAATGTCTTTAGCCTCACGGCTAATAAGAAACTCATCAGGCGGTACGTTTTCAATCTTTACCCGGCCTGTATATGAGGTTCTTTTAATAACAACATCATGTTTCGCACCATAGTCATCGACATATGAGGTGTGTTCCATAATCTCAATATCTGGTGACATGATAAGAAGGTTGAATTCCTGCTCGTCAAGACCGTTATATTCTTCACGGTTCCAGTCTTCGTAGTCATCCCACCATACTTTAACGATACCGTTCTTTTGGAGGAGAGCATCAGTAAACCAAGTGTAGAGGATTTCCCAACCGTTGTTATCTTTGGTAAAGATATGGTTGACGTAATCGGTGGCCTGTTCTGCCGACTCTACATCTTCTGGTCCATGAGGCTCAAATGTAACCATTTCATCGCCACTGGCGAATACTCTCATCAGTGACGGTTTAATCCATTCAATAGTATCCATAACAGAAGAATCAACGTACTGACTCCTGCCTTCTACCTCATTACCAAATGGAAGTGCATAGTAGTAATCCATAGCAGATTCTCTCTGCTTGGATACAGTATCATTATAACCTAGAGCGTCAGTGATTTCTCCCTGCACTCTGGCTAATAGTTCTTCGTCTGTTACTTTAGATGATGCCATATTGTTTATATTCTATATCGTTTGTCCAAGTTGGATCACTGCCAGAAACAGCGAATCTTCGTGATAATACTGCGTATCGTGTCGCGCTCATAAGGTCGTCTTTGAATGGAACCACTTTACCGCCTTTCCTGTGATACATTCTAAACTCTTCAAACCAATCTATTAATGTGTTGAATACATGGAATCTACCCTGCTCCATATACTGCAACATATCCATCAGACCTTCTTCTACAGAATTACCGCCTTTATTCTGTCCGAGGGCCGGAGGATTGGTAAAATGCTCCAACATCATATTACATCCAAGGCTCCTGTATTGGTCTGCAAGACCCGGATTACCCATGCTATCTCTCCTATTGCCATCGTGAGGATACGCAATAGGGACGCTCTCAGAGCGTGTCCTGATGGATGCGGCGTGTACGGACGGTGATGCTTTGGATTGTCGGTAACAATCATAAATATATAGTTCGTCGTTATCTTTATCCCAAGCCGTCCACACTACAGCGGTAGGATGATCCCAACCAAAGTCAATACCTGCGATTTTCGCCCAATGATCCTCAATTTGGATAGGATCAATCATTATTTTGTCTTCCTGTATTGGGAAAACAAGGCCGGAACCAATGCTGGGACGGCCATATCGCCTCATTTCTCTCTCATGTGGGGAGTAACTGGAGAGGATTTGGGTCATAACGTCTTCATTTAGGTGGCCTTTATTACCTTTCATGGAGGTAATAGACTCTGAAGCGTCATCCCAAGTGGCGTTTGTCAAGGATTGTCCGGGCTGTAGGTTGTTCATAAAGGACGCAACAGTCTCAGTCATCCCTGCTTCTGGTGTAAATGTCATGTAAACCATGCCTTTACGATCCAGAGTTCTTGTTACAGCCTGACTATATAGTTCCCTGCTGGGTTCCTCGTCCAGCCATATACAGTCTACACTCCTTCCCTGCCACTTTTCTACACCCATTTCATAGGCTTTAAAGAATAAAGAAGAGTTCCCACCCGAAACGTGTTGTATAAGAGCAACACTTTTTGCGTTGGGTACACCCGGTTTACGTTCCGTTTTTATTATTTTACTTTTAGGTATCGCACCGGACCCAAACGCATCAGGATCATCTGGGGAACCCAATAGTTCAAATTGCACAATATCTCTGGTTGTCTCGTTTGAGACACCACCAGCCCATGCTGTGATCGGTTGGTCATACCGTCTGCCTTCCCACCAATCTGGATATATGCCGGTAAGATGGTAACTCATCTCTGCCGCACCGGAATAAGACTTCCCTATACGGTTAGCCGCCATGAGAAGCCTCTGGTTGGCCTCTGAGCCGGTTTTATGGAACTTCCGCTGGTATGGGTAAGGGTCGTACTCGTCAATGCGAGAGAAGCGTACAATGCTCCTGAGAGCCTGTTTTAGTTCTAACTCTTTACGGTAATGTTCAGTGCTTAAGCCTTTCAAGTGCCTCTAACTCCCGAATGATCTCTTCTTTACTCATTTGGTCGATGTTGGTGGTTTCTACCTTGTCTACTGGTTTGAGTCCAGCGCGGTCAAGAATATCTTTAATGGCTCCCAATCTGACAGATTCAGACTCAGCCTTTTCCGCAAGGTCGGTCAACCACATAAGACTAGCCGGAATCTTATCGGCAATAGCCTTCTGCACTTCTTTTTGTATTTCAGGATACAGTTGATTTTTTAGTTGGTATCCTTTGCTTTTAGCAGTCTTTTCAGAATACCCAGCCGCGATAGCCGCTCTAGTAGCGTTACCAGTAAGGACATACTCTTCTATGAACTTATCCTGCTTGTCTGTCATAATCCTGCCTTTAGTT